CGGACGACGACCTTGACTGTCGACTTTGCGGCTCTGTTTCCATTCTTCTTACCAGCCATCTGAAAAAACTTAAGAAACTTCCAATTAATAAAATATTGTACTGTATCACAGTTGTTTTTAAAAGGGAAACTATTAATTACGGTTACCAACCCTTTTACATTTACTTCATAACCACAATACAGTGAAGCTATTTCACCGTCAGTTTTCCATAGAGCATAAATCTCTTCCCAAGGAACACCTTCAAAAGTTCCTTTTAACTGATCGTGATATTTTTTTAATAAGAAATTCAGATAGCCTGATATCAAACCACGTAAATGTAAGTTTGGCCAAGTCTCTAGCCTTAATGCACAAGCCCTTAGGAAGTGCCATCTTACATCATTGTGGTTAGAACCCAAATACAATGAGCACAACACTTTTTCAGAAACAACATGATTACTCACAGTAAATGTATTATCATCTCCCATTAAAGCGCCTTCAACATTAGCCATAAAATCCAAATATTCATACCAAACATTGGAATTTGGATCTTCTTTAGGTCTTAATTTAATCCATGAATATGCCAGCAAACGGAAAAGAATCATAGTGTTATCTGAGATAGTATTACTACTACCTGAAGGGTTACCAATAGATTTTTGCACAACATAACCCTTACCCATAACGATAACACTGTTTAATATATGATAATAAATATTATCAATAATTTTAAAATTTTCTTTCGTTTTTGCATGTCTATTTAACATGCGCTTTCTAATTTCACATTGCCCAAGCATTGCTTCAGCAAACAAACTAGCATCATATTCGGATTCATCTAACTCAAAACCATTAGGGTGTCGATCAAGACGCTTATACAACGCGTCCCACCCTCTCATATATTTTGAAATTCCAATGCATGACCATGTGTGATGTACTGCTTTGTACAAGTTTTCATTCATATGTAGAAAAGCTCTTGTGGCAGCTATAGATAATTCTATAGGGCTACCAGTAAAAGTTCTAACTTTATTTTGCAAAAGTTTTTCAACAGGCCGTATTTCCTGTTTAAGACTACATGTCCATAAAGGTACATATGGATCGTCTGTTTTCAACGAATCCCAAAACTTATTAACATATAGTCTAACAGCAGGATCAAACAACGCTTCTTCCTTAGAATGATAATGTAAATTCCAAGGATAACCTGGACTAGTTTGCTTTTCTAAATTTAAAACGGCAACTTCTTGATCAACAAAACTATCACACATATATTGTTGGAAATGTTTTAAAGTCCATTCCCCAGCTAATGCCCACGCATTTTGATCAATAATAGGAGGTTTTTTATCATATTTAGACAATGAGATAAATTCAGCTTCCTCATTTGGAAAAACATTTTTATATGTTTTAGGTATGGTTAATCCTCTTTGAGACATATATTGATGAAATGAATAATTCTTTACCTCTTTGTATTCATACTTGGTAAAGCGTGC